GGACTGTTGAAACTGTTTCAGTAGGTTGAATGGGTGGAGCCAACGCACGCTGAAGAAGTTCTTTACGCTCCCGGCTGCTTTCATCAAGCTGCTGACGCAAGACCTCACAAACAGGACATACACTTGGCTCCAACCCAAATAATTTCTCGAATAATCTTTTAATCATTTATTTCCCAAGCATTATATACGCGACTGTATTCTGGACCCTGCGCTTGCCCGTCCTTCGCATATACGCGAATAAATGTCCATAGTGCTATTCGTTTGGGAAGTTTCCATGCAATCCACATTGGAAAACCTTCATGCACAAGCCAATACCACCATGATCTGATGCCCCAACCGCGTGTCCAGATTCTCCACATAGTTAATGTCTATATCTGCCAACAGGTTTAACTTCTTGATCTTCTAATTCTAATCTTTCTGAGTTTCTGTAGAAAGCTGTCCAATCATTTGACGTAGAAAGTTGTTGATTTAATTGTTCTTGTTTCTCAATACGTTTAAATTCTTGATTACTTTCATCAAAATAACCCTCGGCTGCGTCCACGAGGTAACGAAGTCCATCCAGAGGGTCATCACCGTCGAACTCAGCTATATCTTCGGCTGCTTTGTTTCCTTTTGGCTTATCATAACTAGCTGCCTTGATGGCTCCGACAAGTACAGGACACGCGTCTTGAAATATTTGCAACTTGGGTATATTCGTCTCCTCCACTTGAGGATCAAATGATTTGAGGTATGATTTGTATTCATTTAATCCCCTGTTGCGGAGAATCCACATCGCGTGTTCTTCGTTGTAAACCATTTCCTCTTGACTGAATACATGTTTCTGCTTCCATCTCAAGTATTCGTGGATGAGGATTTTACCAGCCACTCTACTACCCGGTGTATTGTTGGATAGTTCGATGGGTTGACCCAATTCATCTTCAATCTGCTGCTGGATTGTATGTTCCTGTCCACGTTCCTGAGCAGCGGATTTACAGAATCGAATAAGTCGTGGATGTTCTCTATCGATATATTGCTTGACGTGCGGTGCCCACTCTGCGATCTTCGTTTTGATCCAGTGTTGTTCACGATAGATATACACGCGCCTAGTAGGTGAGATTGCCGCATAGCCGATCCATGTCATCGCCGCGAATCCCCAGTCACCAATTACAATACGCGGCCACCATTCAGGTATATCAAATGGTTCACATATGTGTACAGCGTTATCTGGTTCATCAATTATATGTCTGTCTCGAAATTCGGTGAATACCTGTCCAAGATATGAATCGAAATCACCATATAACTTCGCATTCTTCTCGGCCTCGGGTAATGCTTCCAGTGATTTCTTATATGTTGGATCGATGTATGGATTGTCTGCTTGCGTAGCGAATATCATTATTCGTTTGTTTCCCCCTTTTCCAACCAGAATTTTTCCGCCTTCTTTACAAGGTTTGACAAATCTGTTGTTGACCCAAGTATGTCCGATGCCACCAGGCATACCTGCTGTTCTGATGATAGCAGGTAAATTCGGATCTCCACTTCTGACTCGGGTAAAGCCGATATAGAGATACATGTACTCGGTAAATGACGTAATCTCGTCTGGAGTAAAGAGATTAATTTCCATTGAGTCGTACTGATGTACATCGTCCTCATTCTCGCAATGACCTAACATGATCATCGCCCCTGATGGGAACGTCCATATCATTTCAGTTTTATTGAATGTCGCTCCAAATCTTGTATACAATTCCTTAGATCGAGGTACAATTTCATTACGTAGTTCAGGAAAAGTTCTACGTAGAAAGACCTGTTTGAACTTTGGATTTTCGTGCCACTTATGTACGATTGCGTAATAGAGGAGCAGATTAGATTTACCTGAACCTGCTCCTCCAAGGAATGCCGCTTCTTTAATGGATGGAGGTATCGCAAGGAATTGTTCCTGTTTCCGCGACGGACGCCATTCATTTGATGCCATGATTATAATGCGTATGACATACCTGGTTGATTACCTGGATGTCTTACACCATTTTCCATGTAACCACCGTAATATCCTGTACGTGGATCAGCATTCTGTGGCCCGGCTCCACCCATTCCAGGTTGCATGAATCTTTGCATCATATCATTCATTCCACCCATAGATGGGCCTAGACCGAATTGTGGAGCAGGTTGCATTGCTTCTGGTGCGCGTCCAGTTATACCACCTGGCCCCATATCATTTCCACGATACATTGGACCATCATTTATAGTAGTTCCACCACCATTATTATTGCCACCTTGCATTGAATTCCAATCCATTGGTGGTTTCTGCATCATAGGAGGTTTCATAAATCCACCACTTCCTCCGGATTGACCTCCACCTACATTCCAATGACCGGGAGCAGATCCCATAGGTGGTTGACTATTATATGGTGTATTTAATTTAGCACCACCCCATCCACCCTGATCTGTAGCCTGACTACCCCAATTTTCATTCATACCTAATTGTGGTTTCATACCAGTATTCATTCCAGGCATTTGACCTGATTGTTGGCCCATGCCGGGAGGTTTCATCATACCGGGAGGTTTCATTCCCATATTCATAGATGGGCCTATGCCACCTTGTCGAAATTGATCCCATTTATTACGACCACCACCATTTCCACCACCACCCATCATTTTACTCATTAATGGTGATGCGGCACGTTGCATAGAATTCATGCTACCGCCAGCTATGCCAAGAGCATTCTTACCGCCCATAGGCATAATAGCACGAGCCACCGAACCTAAAAATCCCATATACTATCCTTTATTCTCATCATCAGCCACTACTACATCAGCACTCATAGGAGCCACATCGACTGGAACTCCAAGAGCTGCACACCATTCAGGTCTATGCTTCTTGATAGCAGCATTCAATCCGAGTGGTGTTTTCTCAGGCCCCATGTATGCACTATGAAAGACACGCGCCGACCATACAGTCACATCGAAATCTGCTGCCTGTGGTCTACGACCATAATCATAAGCCAACATATTCTTCAACGATTGAAAACTATTTTCATCATACGCAAGCCAAGGTACCATATTGTCAGGAGTAGAATTGCCATGCCAAATATCAGCAGACGTATAACGGGGTGTGTCAACTCCGAAATTGTAGTTGGCATTACTACTCTCGGCGGATCCAATAATGTCAACGGCTTGGTATAAATCGTTGTCATCTGAATAAGCCTCTGCATAGAGGAACGCGTCGATTGCATGAGTGTTGTATTGAGTCTGTCCGGGTTGTTTGAGAAGATTTTCAACCTTAGGATAGCCATTCAACTTCGCGTATTTAACCCACGCTTCTGTATACAGTCCACAACCTTCCTGTGAACTGAAATCGTATTCAGTGTTATGCGCATCCCAAAACGTCTTACACAGATCGTCAAGTTCAGCCGGGATAGCCATCTCTTATCTCTCTTTCGGATTAGTTACGTTTAACTACAACTAATGTATTCGCAGCAGCTTTAACGAATCCACCATTCAATTGAGCCGCACCAGCTACTAGAGTGACTGCACTATTAGCCGTGAATGCAGCAGTGGTGGATTGAGTGATAGTCGGAGCCGCCGCGTCTGTATACAATGTGACATTGACTGCTGGTAATGCATACGCGACACCAGCTAACATCGTCCACGGCATACCGGGTGATAGAAGTTCAGTTGGCATCTTTAACTCCATCTACATGAATCTCTACTGCGCGTGTTTCAAATACTTCTCTCTGACTAACAGTTGCGAGTGATTGAAGCATACTAATTAGATAGTCTGCTAACACATCATCAGGCATATTACATTGTGCATCAACACTATAGATGTTTAGTAGTTTCGTAAGATCTTTCTTGAATTGAAGATTCATTTCTTCACACTTGGAGCTGGTGGAACTACTTTCGCTTCAGTGAGAGTGGATTTACGCGCACCGAGTAATGCCGGTGAATCTTGGAATACGAAATTAACTGCATTCGACAATACACCTTCTTTTGAAAGTACGGCGACTGGAACTGTAAACGCTCCAGTGACGGTGGACATATTCACACCAGTAGTGAGTTGAGTAGCTGATACATACGTGGTGACTTCTTCACCACCATTAAAGACTATTACGGATTCAGGAGTAAATCCTGTTCCCATAACTTGTAGAATGAAATCCGCATCACCTACTGTGGCTGATCCGGGTGATAGGGATGAGACTACTGGAAGGATTACAGAAGGAGCAGATAGAACATATCGAATTGCATCATATGCCTTATCTGCGAATTTCGAGTCACTACATGCAATGTCAAGGATTTCACGAATGTAATGACGCTGCTCATCTGATAGAACTACTGGAGTAGAATTCAGAAGGACTGGTGAAAAGGGATCCTGGTATAAGGCGCGTACTGCCATGATGTGTTACTCCTCAACGACTTGAATTGTATCGAAGGAACGCTCATCACGGAACTGTGGAGCGTAAATGACGAACTGACTCGTGGGCTGATTAGATTCCATCACCTTTTCAGGCTCAAGATTCTTGATGATGACTGACATATCCTTTGCAATTCCTGCAAGTTTATCAGCATCCGTGTAATCTAATTTCTCTTGTGTGATAGCGCCTAACGCTCCATTCAATGTCTTAGATGCGCGCCTGATCGCTTTAGTCCGTACCTTGGATAGATGATCAGTGATTGATGCAGATGGGGAATTATATGACTTCGTACTAGTGGAACCGTTCGTATACGCGGATACAGATGAAGGGGAGATACCAAACATTCCAGCTAAACCCAAAGCCGCGGAGCGTCCATTCAATACAGCTTCCTCTCCAATGATTTTACGTAATGATTCAGGGACATTGTTGTCACCTTCATTACGGCCCTTGATTGGTTTCTCTACAATGATTACATCTGATGTAGGCGTAGCTTCACCCTTAAGTTTCTTAAGTTCTTCCGTGAAATCATTGTCAGAAACTACACCTATCGCCATGATGTATGAATCCTATATACAAGTTTTATGGGAATGGGCGAAACCTGTTCCGCCAAGTAAAGAGTCTCAAAACTCCGAACCAAAGTCAAGGACTTTATTTCCTTTCCAGTCAGTCACTTAGCGGGATTTCCAATCGGATGGATCGTTACATTTAGTTACAATTTACCTCCTTGGTTTATATATGAGACTCTATTTTTACTGCGCGTAGCGTACCTCCTTACTTTATATATGGGACCCTATTTCTGTCTACATGTATTTTAAGTGTAACATTTTCTTTGAGTCTCAGATTTGATTTGGATCCCCCGCCCTGACTTACATACTGCATAAATATACACAGGGGTGTATACCCATACATACATGTATAGTAACTAACTAATAGTAAGCTACTTACTTTGTAGAGCAAAGTACTTGGTACTTACTAATAG